CCCGGTTCTCCTTGTGTTTGGTGTGGGTGGTGGTTGTTGTTGGTGTTAGCGCTTGACCTTAGTAAGGCCGAGCGCAGCCAGTATCGCCAGTTGCCCCGCGGATAGCAGGGTCAGGGGATCTGGGGTGAATCCGAAAGGGTTTGCCTTGATTCTCTGACGACGTCGAGCCTTAGTCTGGGTAAACCAGGTTGAGGGTCCCGAGTATCGATAGTCCGCAGATTGACCGCGGACGTTAGAGAAGATGGCCGTCGTTGTAAGACGTTCATCGCGCATACCATATGCGTACAAGGACAGGATGCGGTTGGACGTGGCGGAATTCCACGCGTCTAACTGGCTTCCGATGTCGAAGAACCAATCCACCAACCATGACCATGGTGCCAGCTGCCAAAGGTCCATCGGAGTCAGGTCCCACCGCATGAGCTCATTGAGCTTAGCGATATAGGAGCTGTAATCCTTCTGGCCTTCCGGCAGGCGGATAAACTCGGCCTCGAATGAGTAATCAATCTCGTGGCGCTGGGAAACCCAGACGCTATAGAGAAGACCACCTATCGTAACCGAGCTACCCGTCCCAGTCGTCTCAAAAGTAGTGCTGTTTTCATGCAGCACCTGAGACGCTGTGGAAGTCGAGCCCGAGAGGGTCTCGTCTTTTTCTGGCTTGAACCTTCGTCTGTGTGTCTCGAGATTGTCGCCAGAAATGGCGGCAGTTGCGGTGGCGAGAGCCGTCGCAATCGATCGAACATCGCTCAGCAAGGGAATCCACCCGAACTGTGCGTTCAGATAATCCGAGCCAGCGTCACGAGCGCGACGAGTCTGCCTTTGCAGGGTAGACTTGAAGTCTCGCTTCGACCCCGTCTTCAACAAGAGCGGGATCAAAGCCGGAAGCCCCTCACGGAGCTCACCGATGATGCTGGACATCGAGATCTGATCAGACGTAGGCGCCGTACGCCCATACTCAAGCGCAGCGTAATTCGTCAGCTCGTTGTCAGTTCCTGCAAGCAGGAGCCTATTACGAAAAGACGCAAGCTGCGCGACCGGTCGCACATTGGTCGCCTTGATATAAGGCGCATTCTTGTACGTCAGGTCGTAGGACAGCAGAGTGTCGGAGAACTCGCAAGTAGCGAGGTCCCAAACATGACCGCGATCCTTCTTGAAAAGGCTAGCGAGCTCAGGGTGCGCGGACTGATATGTCCGTGCCTTGATGGCATTGTAGTCATCAAGCCATGAGTAACGCTCAGCCTGGCCACTGGGCAAGAGGGTCGTGACGAACCCGTCTTTCGGACGGGAACGGAAACCGATCCGCTCAGTGAACAGACTAGTCTGAAG